TTTACTGACATAGGATGTAGGCAAATCTATCTCAATATCATGAAGGTCTTTTCGCAGTTCTTTGACCGCGCCCCACAATTCGCGGCCAAACCATCCGCCTGCTCCTATCGCGGCAATGCAAACCATGTTCAAAATGCTTTGCGTTTCCATTATGCGGCCTCTTCTTGCACATCACCGAGGTAATAGCCGAGATTGGACCGCAAGCGGTCGTCATGAGGCGCCAAATCTACCGCAATTTGCCCTTGTTGAACAGCCGCGCTCTTTAACCCGAGGTTCCACGCCGAGATCGCTGCGTAGTCGTGCGGCTGCCACCCCCAAACCTCTGGGTCACAAGTGTAGACAGCCTCTCTGTTAATGATGCGCAAGGCACGCATGGCATAGGCAAAGCATTCCTCCCACCGGCACTGACGGTAGCAAAGCGCCGCCAGCTCGCACCAAGGCTCCCGAGTGTTGGGCGCCTCTGACGCGGCCATCTGGAACGCTTTCTCGGCCTCTTCGACAATGCCAAGTTCGTTATAACTGCGGCCCATGACGCGGTAGGCGTAGCACCGTTCGTTCTGCCAAGTAGCGCGGGGCAGCGCCAGATAGCTGCGGCAGGCGTCAACGGCCTCCTGCCAGCGGCCATGGAAGCTCAGTTCGCGGGCGTAGTAGAAGGCATTGCGCGGGCAGTCCGGGTCTTCCTTCACAGAAAGCTCCAGAAGATCCATGTACTGGCCCCGGCTCTTGGACGGGTCCGGCTTGTGGACGGCAAGGAGGAAGTCGGTCTGAGCCCATACTTCCGTGATGCGTCCGTCAGGTACAGGATATTCGTGGCAGGGATGGTGCCACATGTATCCGTGCCGGGCGTGGATCTTCTCGTAGTAGAAGCTGATCCCGCATCCCCAGTCGAACATGTAGCGGAGGCGGGTGGTCTCTCCCTTAATCCAGACACGCTCAATCTCCTCGCGCCAGCCGGGTTGAAGGACTTCGTCAATGTCTAGGCTAATGCAGACATCAATATCGCGAGGCACAAGAGCAAGAGCAGCGTTGCGCGCCAGATCAAACCGCCATGGTGTGATGCAAATGTGGTGAACAGTCGCGCCATATTTCTCCGCCTCTTCGGGAAGACCGTCATCTGATCCCGTGTCGGCAATCATAATGAGATCCGCATCCTGCGCCGACTCGCAGAAACGCTGCACAAAATGCGCCTCGTTCTTGCTGATAGCGTAGACGCATATCTTCAACTTATTCTCCATAGCGACCCCCTCGCTGTTGAAATTAAACGACAGTCCAATAACTGCCAGATGGAACAGTCACTGTCACGCCAGAATTAATCGTGACAGGACCAGCCGTCATCGCGTTATAGCTGGTCGTAACTGTGTAGTTGGTCGTGACGGTCTGTTGATTTTCATAGAAGATGCGATCAGGCGAGCCGCCAGTGGGATAGATTGACCCCGTGGGACCTGTGGCGCCCGTAGGGCCTGTAGGCCCACCCGCGCCCGTGCTTCCGGCTGATCCAGTAGGCCCCGTCGGCCCTGCAACAGTTGAAGCCGCCCCTGTTGATCCGGTCGGCCCCGTAGGCCCAGTGGGCCCCGCTACAGTTGAAGCCGCACCCGTAGCTCCTGTAGGCCCTGTAGGGCCGTTTAAGCCCTGAACCCCGGTCGGCCCAACTGCGCCCGTGGGCCCTGCGCCCGTTGGGCCCGTAGGGCCTGCGGCTCCCGGACTTCCGTTGACGCCCGTGGCTCCGGTGGGGCCGTTGCTTCCCGTTGGCCCCGTGGGCCCGTTTGGACCCGTAGGCCCTGCAACTGTAGATGCTGCCCCCGTGGCTCCCGTCGGCCCCGCAACTCCCGTAGGACCAGTCGGGCCTGACGGCCCTGTTGCGCCTACAACGCCAAATCCGGTAGGGCCGGTTGGGCCAATATTTCCAGTGGGGCCAGTCGGCCCAGCATTTCCCTGCGGGCCAGTCGGGCCGGGAGTTGAGGTTGCCAAGTCAGCAATCTGCTGGGTGGTCCCGCGAACTGAGGTGCCCGCTTGAACCATTTCCAATTGTTCCGTGCCATTGAGTGCAATGGCCACGCCAAGATTGGGAATCTGAATATTACTTGCGTAACGAGGCATCAGAGCGGTCCTGTCTTGGGCACTTCAGTGAAGCCGTATGGCAGGCTGGGGTTGTTGATGACGTAGCCGCCGGAGATGTAGGCGCCCGAGAACGCCGACCCCTGAAGGTCGATCTGCGTGGTGTTCATCACCGTAATCCGCCAATTGCCGTTGGCTGACGATACGCCGCTTACGTCCTGCACAGTGACGTGTTGGCCGGTGATCATGCCATTGGTTGTCGCGATTGTCAGGCGAATGAGGCCGATCCCGTTGTTGGCGGCGCCCGTGACCGTGCGGTAAGTGACCGCATTCGGATCAGTGCCGGGCTGCTGGTTCGTGCCGCCGGGCGCCTCACCAGTCTGCTGCGTGACGCGAGTCTTGTCCGGCACGTCGGTGTCGATGGTGGTGACGCGCGTGTCACCGCGCTGGACCGGGATACCAGTCTGCGGGTTAGTCGTGTTGTTGCCGGACACCTGACGCCGGTCGATCTCGTCCCAAGCGTATGGCTCGACGCGGGGGTTGATGATCGGCACGGGATCGGCGGGGATGATGATGGCGCGGAGCTGTTCCTGCGGCGTGTCATAGCAGGTGTTACAGACGAGAATGCGTTTGTTAATCAGTGATGCGCCAGCCCAATCATACTGCCACTTCAAATCAACGTGATTGTAGCGAAAAGCGCAGCGGTCGCAGATCGCATGGGCCTGCGGATTTGTGGCGTTTGTTCTAGCCCGGCCCGATCTTGATGCGTAGCCCATTCACGCCCCCTTACCTGAAGTAGCCAGAGACCATGGGGGAAATGTACGTGGCCGCCTGCTCTATGTTTTGATCGGCGGCGATCTGGTAGGACTCGTCAGCCATGGGCTTGATCATTGCCATTGCCTGTGGGTTCCAGATCTGCGCGAGGCGCAAAGCCAAGCCATAGGCAAATGCCTCAAGCCACAAGTAAGGGATGTCTACAGTCTGGCCGTTTTGAAGCCCAGAATCTTGAATTTGAGTGACCCGATAGTACTTGAGATATTGCGGCCCATTGTCCGTGTTGGGCACAGGCCAAAGCGTCACGCTGGGTGAAAGCAGGCGGTCAAACCAAAAAACTGTGGGAAAACCCTGCTGTTCTTTATTAGGATACGACGCATACTCGGTGCGGCTAATAGGCAAAATAAGTCGGTCAATGTTGGCGCCAGAATCATCGTTCTGAACATAAGCATCCAACATAGTGACCGTGTTCCCATCAACGGGATACGTTGCCACGCCAGTCACAAGAGGAACCGTTATAAGGTCAACGGCCCACAAATTTACACCTTGATTTGACCAACGCGCGCAGAGCATGTTGGACGCCATGCGGGCGGCCTCCATGTGCTCTTGAAGCACCGATGTATTCCTAATCCCGATGAGATTGTACGCATAAAGCGTAATCTCACCGAGGCCGGGATTGAAGTTGTAGGTGCCGCTCGTCGCCATCTGGGTTCCTTAGAACTGCGCGCTCACGTCATTGCTGATCAAGACGCCGCCAATATTGACATTAGTCACGGCTGCTACTGCGGCACTAGAGGCAATTTGCCAGCGGATGTCCGTCTTTTCGGCATACGGAAAGGGATAAATGCGGTGAATTTCATAGCTTGTGTTGAACGGAGATTGAAGAATACAACGCTGGACACCAGTCGATGTGTTCGTCACGGCGCGGTAAGTGGTGTAGTTAGTTGTATTTCCATTGAATGAGGAATAGGCCGTAAAGCGTGACATATAGAGCGTATAGCCCGCAGGAACCGTATAAACGGCCATCTGGGATGTGCCAACGCTTCCCAAGGTTCCATTAACGGTGATCGTGTTGATTTGCGCGTAAGTCACGCCACCATTTACGAGCGTAATAACGCCGCTGGGATTGGATGCGCTTCCCGCCGAGACATTGATGTTATTGACCCGAAAATACTGTTTTGTCGTTGGCACGTTGGTTGTGCCATTCAAAACGAGTGTCTCGGAGATCAAGTTATAACTGGCATCAAGGCCCGTTATTGTAATTGAAGCGGTGTCAGTTCCGACAGTGCTGACCAACTGCATCGTCAGAGCAGATCCGGGGAAAGCATAATCCGTCGTTGACATGTTTTCCCAGACCGTACGAAAAAGACCCGCAGTGGCTGGGGTGGTGCCGTAGCCAAAAACATTCGCCGTTGCGTGACCCAATATCTGGCCGCGAGCAACCTGAAGCTCAAAGGGCTCGTACAGGCCAGACTGTGTGATGGAATAAGCGGCTGTAAGCATTTTTAGCTCCTCTTGCCAGCGCGCGCGGCGGCAGCATTGTCGATGAGATTTGGATAAGGACGCCCAGCGGCGCGGGCATGAGCCTTGGCAGACTGAAGCTTCTTTTTGCTCAGATGCTTTTCCTCGGCATCTTTGGGTGCTTTCTTTTCCCAAAAAGGCTTGTCCACCATCTCAGCAATCCCACTTTTTGACTACAGACTTGCACATCTCAAGCACTTGTGCCAAATCGGCTGTGCTTTTGAAAGCGTTGATAGCATAGCATACTAGCCAACAGTTTTCAGCCACGTACCCTCTGCTATTGTCAATTCTGTCAATGGACACCCCCTTGAACAAGCGTTTGCCCGTTCCAGCAGAAATCTCCATTTGTTCGCCGCTAATAGCGCACTTCCAATCTTGCGACTCTAAAGCCGACAGAAACCATTCAACATCAATGGAGAACTCCATACCCTTTTTGAGGGAACGTTTTTTGGCCATGTTGATGATATGGGCCGCGTAAGGTTTTGTGTTTTTTGTTCGGGACAAAACGCTTCTTGAAATTCCATTGTTTCTTTTTTTTACGACATTATCGTATTTGCGAATACGAAGTTTGTAACACTGTTTGCATGGACCATGAAATTGAACACGCCCAGTAGCTTTGAGGGTTGTTTGATAGAAGTTGGATTGCGGAAAAACCACATTGCACTCAGTGCATTGCCGAGTCTCCATTCCCACATCTACCATCATGTGCAGTTCCACTTCCGCAGTGACTTGTTGATGCGACTGTTGGGATCTGCGGCCTTCGCGGATCCGGTCAGCTTGCGCTTCATCCCAGTCATCCTACTACAGAATGAATCTTTACGCGACCCACCCTCGGGCTGCGGGCGCTTGATGTCGTGCCCCTCCGCCTTCAGCGATGCGCGGCCCTTGGCGTTAAGGCCGCCTTCCGGGTTTTTCCCCTCCTTGCGGGTCCACGCTGGTGAATTTGGCATCTCTTTCCTCCAGTTGGGCAACAAGTTGATGGAAGTGATCATCAATGTGCTTTTGAAGGCGAATGATGATCTCGTGGTCTGCGAGGTCAATGTTAAGATTTTTCACCGCCCGGCGCCGGTCAATCTCTGCTTGCCGACTAGCCGCCATAAGCAAGATTGGTCCTGTATAAGCGGCTTGAAAACTTAACAGAAGATTTAGAAGGATAAATGGGTACGGGTCCCAATCGACAAGCCCAAGCCCATTAATGACGATCCAAGCAAATAGAACAAGACTTTGGAAAATGATGAATGGCCAAGACCCAATACGGGACGCCATCAAATCTGCAAGGTTCTTGAACTTTGCCATTTAGATCCTCATAAAAACGCGGGGGACACGAATGCCCCCCGCCACACTACGTTGCCGGGGAGGACAGCTTAGTAGTGCGAACCCTTGCCGCGAGGCGTACCGCCAGCGGCAGAAGACAGAACGCCGCCGCCGCTCTTGCGGGGCTTGCGACCGGCGTGGGCCTCGGACATGACGCCATCAGCCTTCATGCCGACCTTGCCGCCCTTCTTGAAAGCGTCAACTGTGTTAGAGGCCTCGGAAGCAACCTTGCTGTTACCGCCAGCGTAGGCCGTGTGCTTCATCGCGCCGAGTTTGGGAGCCTTACCCTTCATGATCTTCTCCTATGCCTTTGGATTACGAGACGAGGTTGATGGCCTGAGCGTAGCGAACCGACAGATAGCCGGTGCCAGACCCAGTGTTGGTGGACAACACATAGATGCGGACATCAGTTGCCCCGACATCAACCCAGTTGTTGACGCGGGTGGCGCTGGTTCCGGGCGACACACTAAGACGGCCAATAGCCACCGCAGTGTTGTCGGAGGCAATCGCCAATTCAGTCGCCGTCGCGCTGGTGCCGACGTTGACCGTAGAGGCAACGCCCGTCCAAGCCACGTTGACAAACAAGTCGATGGAGAGGATCTGGCTCTGCGCCGGGATCACGATGTTGGTGGTGTAAAGGCCAGCGGTGGTGCCGTTTGTCGCCTGAGTGACGGCAACGGTCTGAACCATTTCAACGAAGCCAACATTGGCCACGTTGGTCCCGAGCGTGGTGCCCGAGGTGTTTACAATATCGCCAGCCGTGATTGGGCCGGTAAACGTAGTCGTCCCCATGATGGGTACTCCTGCACGATGAGATCACGAAGTCTGTGCAGCGTCCGCTAGGCCGGTCTGCGTGATCGGGTTGCCTAGATGGTGGTAGGGGCCATAGTCCCCGCCTATTCACGGTACTTAAGAATATACCCAATTGCACTTTGAAGTACAGCAGGGCTATCCTTGAGCTTGCCAATTCCGGTATTGCAATCAAAGCACAAAAGGCCCCGAATTTTTCCCGTACTATGACAATGATCTACGGCTAACGCTTTGACCTTGCCGTTTCTCATATGGCTTTCCGGTTGATCGCAAATGGCACATTTGCCAGCCTGCTCAACCAGTTTTTCTCCATACTCTTGAAGCGTTATGCCGAACGACTGTTGAAGATATGTTTCTTTCCATGCCAGCGGGTTTTTTTCACGATGCGATTTAAGATACGCATTGCGTCCTTCCCGTGACGAATGGTCGAACTTACCATCCGCAGTGTTCTGCATATCAAGATTGTCAGCACTTAAGTTCAGCGTATTGCCGTCCTTATTTGTGACGCGCCCGATAGGCCATTCGCCGTGATAAAGCAGCCATGCAAGTTGGGCCGCCGGAATATTGAAACCTTTATATCGGATGTACCGATATGAAATAGCCTCTCCGGTTTTTGACTTGCGCGTTGCCTTTGCTACACCGGCTTCACTCCCCGCCCGTACATTTCTGGCCGGGGCGATCATCCAGTAGAGCTTTCCCGTTTCTTCATCGTATCGGAGAACCGATGCAATTTCGTTGCGAGATAGTATTTCACGGTAGTCCATAACCTCTCTCCATCACCCCGGAATAGGGATACTTTTTAAATATCCCTATTCCGGTTTTTTGTAAAGAGGTTATATCTTTCTTCTCAAACCAAGGAGAACCTTAGGTCGGGAAGGCCCCGTAGATGGAGCGCCAGTTGTAGTAGCCAAACGAGTACCTCTCATATCCCTTCACAAGAAGGTTATCAGTGGTAAAGTCGACCTGCATATCTGTCTCGAATTTAATGCGCTCCATATAGGAGAGCCCATCAATGTTCGTGAGCAGGAACCAAGCGCGGGCAGAGGTCAGATAGTCGTTGACCATGTAGCCCTCGGGGAGGCCGCCTGCCGTGGACATGATGGCGTTCACATCATTGTCCGCCGTGCCGGGGCGCAGTTCGGTCTTCGTCAAGCGGATCGCCACCGGCTCAAGAGCGGGCGGGATAACCAGACGACGACCGCGAGCGAACACCTTCAGACCGGCCTGATCGCGGAAGTTCGTGCGGATGGCGATCATGCCAGCCAGCAGCGTGCTCTCGTTCAGGTCGTTCGTGGTGGAGTTCGAGATCGTGCCGCCGTCGATGGGATGGCTGGCAGACACAAGGGCCACGCCGTCGCCGCCGACCGACGAGTTGTAGGTCGTCGCGGTGTTCAGCACGTTGGCGCCGTAGATTTCCTTGGTCTGCGCAAAGGACTGCGTCAGGCCGAGGTTCGACGG